ATGGCATACACACTGGAACAAATCTTCGAGGCCCTTGGCAAGGCTGACAACGGGGGCGCTATGGTGGCTGATCTCCAGTCCATCATCAGCACCGCCCGGAACGAGGCCGCGGCGAATCGTGTGGAACGGAACAAGGTGCTGGACGCCCTTGGGCTCCGCGGCAGTGAAAACCCTGAAGCGGCCCTGAACAACCTGCGTACGACGCTGGAAGCCCTGAAGAAGACGGGCAATCCCGAATCGTTGGGCAGTCAGCTTACTGCCCTGCAGAACCAGGTAAAGGAGTTGACGGACAAATATGCTGCCTCGGAAGAAAAAGCGAAAGCGGAGCACACGAAGCGGATCCACACGGCGATGCATTCTGCACTGCAGACCGCCCTGGCCAAAGGGAACGCCCTGAACCCGGAAGCCTTTACGAAGCTTCTGTCGGACCAGGTGGTCGTCAACGCGGATGACACCCTCGCCATGAAGGCCGGGGACAAGACGGTTTCGATTGACGAAGGCGTCAAAGGCTGGCTGAACGGCAATCCCTGGGCTGTGAAGAACACGGGCGTCGGCGGAGCTGGGTCCGGTGGTGCGGGTAACCAGAAACCGACGTATACCATGGATGATTTGAAGGGCATGACGCCGGAACAGATCAATAAGAACTGGGAAAACATCAAAAACAGCTTAGAGAAAGGATGATTGAACAATGGCAATTTCTACTTTTATCCCGACCCTCTGGTCCGCACGCCTCCTGGCGCATCTGGACAAGAGCCTGGTCCTCGGCAACCTCGTAAATCGTGACTACGAAGGCGAAATCAAACAGTTTGGCGACCGTGTGAAGATCAATCAGATTGCGGACGTCACTGTAAAAGACTACGTCAAGGGCACGGATATCACTTACGATGCCGCGGACGGCACACCGACGGAATTGGTCATCGACCAGCAGAAATACTTCGCCCTGGCGGTCGACGACGTCGATAAGGCTCAGGCGAACATCGCCTTGCTGGACCGTAGCTTGGAACGCGCGTCTTACGCTCTGCGTGACATCATCGACCAGCGCGTAGCCAGTCACTCTAAGGACGCTTCGACGACCCTTACGGTGGCTGATATTGAGGATCCGGCGCAGGCCTATGATTCCATCGTGGCCATGAGCGTGGCCCTGGACGAGAAGAACGTCCAGAAGGAGGGCCGTTGGCTCGTTATTCCGCCCTGGTTCTACGGTCTGCTGCAGAAAGACCAGCGCTTCGTCACTGGCACGGATGCAGCCGATACTCGTCTGACCACCGGCGTGGTTGGCGCTGCAGCCGGTTTCCGTGTCTACGAATCCAACAACCTGGTAACGGTGAAGACCACCGGTGTCGTTTCCATCATGGCCGGCACGAACGCCGCCATCTCCCTGGCGACGCAGGTGCTGAACACGGAAGCGCTGCGCCTGGAGAAGGCCTTCAGTGACGCGGTCCGCGGTCTGCTGGTCTACGGCACGACGGTCGTGCAGCCGAACGCCCTGGTTACGCTGAAGGCCAACCAGAAGACGGGTGCCTGATGGTCCGCGCAGCATTCGATGTGTCAGCCTTGGTCCGGACCCTGAGGAATGCGACGGATAAAATGCCCGGCCGGCTCCGTGAAGCAATGGACATCTCCGTGCGGGATGTCCAGGAGCGGGCCCGTAAAAATCACCGCTTCGTCACTCGGACGGGGGATGCGGAGACATCCATAAAGACTTCGGTCGACGTTGACGGAGGGCATCTGACGGGGACTGTATACACGGCACTCCCGCATGCCGTGTTCCTGCACGAGGGGACACCGCCCCATGTCGTCGTTCCTCGCACCAAAATGGCACTGCGCTGGAGCGACGGCGGGAGCTTCGTTTTTGCCAAAAGGTCCCAGGTGGCTGGAATCCAGGGCGACCCGTATCTTTATAATGCCCTGGCCGAGGAACGGGCATCAATCGTCAGCAGGTTCGAGGCCATTGGCGGACTGCTTAAGGAGTGATGACGATGAAATTGATTACGGCGACGGACATTACCGATTCTGTCCTGGCAGGGCGCGTAACCGGCGAGGAGCTGGCATTCGCCAATGAGGCGGTGGTCCGTCTGGCTGCTACCTACGGAGTGAAGGAAGAGGCCATCGTGGCTTCCAATCTGGTCAAACGGTACGCTGTGGTAATTGCCTGCCGGGAGTGCTGTTTGAACCTTGTCGGCACAGACCCGACGGTACAGATGGATGGCGCACGGCAGGACGACATCTACGAACGCAAGTACAAGCTGTATGACGCCATGTCCAAAGACATCCTGAAGGAGTTGACGTTGGCGGACTTTGCCGGCGAGGAAAACGGCGCAGAAAACGGAGGTGGCGC